GACGATCAATCATTTTGAATCTTGCCGAGACCATAACATTATTGTTGATAAAGTTAAACGCGTCTCCGCCAACCTGCCCGGATGTTGTGGGCTGAATGAGAGCCGCATCACGAACCTTAGCATTGATACCGGCGATTGTGTTTGAATAATCGCCACGCGCGGCCCAATCAGCTAAACCCTTATTAGTGTCGCGAATGTATCGTGCTTGAGTGTTAGCAATCTGATTAGACCGGCTAGCAGCATTAGCCCGAACATCTGTAGATTGTGAACTAGCGGACGCCTGCTGACCTACGGTAAGCGCGTGAACAATGGCGGACGCTGCGCCCCCGGCCACACCTACCGCGCCGCCCGCGGCCCCTCCGGCTGCGCTAGAGAGGGTTCCTAAACCCATTGTGTTAGCCATAAGGTTTTGTTGAATTGCATTTTGTTGATAGTCGGCGGCAATACCGGTACCGGCCTGTTGTGTGGCGGCACCTACTGCATGTGTTGATTGATCGTATGCCGTTTGATTACCTTGTAAGGCTCTCTGCTGTGACCAGTCAGCACTCTGAAACTGGAATGCAATACTATTTTTATTTGCAGCTAGATAAGAGATTGCGCCATTATTGACAATTGCCAGGGTGGGGAAGTTTTGAATATATGTAGCAAAGTCGATATACTCCCCAAAATCATCACCCTGCGCCGGGTAGCCTACAGCCGGATCACCAACATAAATACCATCACCCGTAGCAGACGGTAACGCATTATATTTGTATGGGCTAATTGCCAGTCGCTGATCGGGCGGGGCCGGATTGATTCTCTCAACTAGCATTGCATCCGGATCGGCCCACGACTCTGGTTTTACAACAATAGGCGTGCCGCTAAACGTTGTAATCTCAATCGCCATATACGGGAAAGTAAACAATTTCAGCAGACCGTGATAGCGCGTAGGAATGTAGCTTAGGAAGTCGGAAGAACTACGCCACGCCGGGAACATTGCATAACTACGCGGTAGCCATACATAAGACGGTACAGGGGTGGGCGCGTTAGCGGCTGCCCACGCGATAACGCCGTAGCGGCTAATCGGCGGGATAATTGTAATCGATATAATTCCTTGTGTAACCCACGGTGAGCCTTGCATAGAGGTCATCCATGTTTCAAATGATGCGATAGTTGGCCATAGATATTGTGTCGCGCCGGAGGGCATACCTGCAAACATGCCGCCAGTAGCCGTGCGCAACTGTGGAGCATCCGCTGTACCCGGATCGGCACTCAGGTCAACCGTACTCACTACAAGAATATTGTATGTGTCAGTTTGACCGGGCGAGCTTTGGGACATAATCGACTCGTTAGACACTTTCACAACTTGCATTTCAGTGCCAACATCTAGACCCTCCGGCACTGTGAGAAAGTCGCGCCCGTAATTCGTGAAAGAATTTTCGTTAGCAATTCCGATATGTCCCCGCTCGATATAGCAACGTCCGAACGTTCCAAAGCCGCCGTAGGTTGTCCAGACGTCAAGCTGTAGAACGACCTCAGTAGTACCGGGTGCGAGATAGCGCACATCGATAACAAAGTAGTAAAAATTCTGTGGAGTGTCATTCCCGGGAATAGGTTGTACCGGATTCTTAGCACGTAGATAGTTATACCTATTCGCCACGTTAAACGGTACTTCGATACGGATCGGGATATTCGGTTTCAGGTAAGACATTTGCGGAATGTGGATACCCGCCGTCTCGGCAGTATCAATGTACTGATCGAGTGTAACTCCGGTGTCGGTCGGGAACTCTACAATGTCCCGGTAGTCATTATTCCACGGAACATTACACATTGTTACTACGGTATTAGGCGTCCATACCGCATAGTTAAATTCCGTACCAAAATCGTATGTGTTGGCCGGATCGGTAATTAGTGACATAAGTCCTCATATGTGCTAATAAAGGGGCGGTACTTAGTACCGCCCCTTTAAATTGATGCTGATTAGGCCGTGTAAACGAGGTCCCAACTCGTAACCGCTCCGGCTGCAATTTCGTAACCGGTCTTAGCCGTAGCCACGATCGTAGCATTAGCAGTAAGAGTGATCTTAGTGCCGGTAACATCCGTAGCGCCGTTGGAGTACGTGACGCCCTCAGTAGCCGGAATCTGCACAACGTTCTTATTAGTGCCACTCGTAGGCGCGGCGGGTACCGCGTCTGGGGTGACCTCAAAAAGACCGTTGAGGTTCGTGTCAAGCTCAACCTCCGGGTTAGGCCAGAGAATAGCACGGTCGCCAACAATGTTAGCGGTAAGCACCTGTACAAGCGCGGGCGTATTCGTGTCATCCACAGCGTAGATATTCACCTTGACAGCCGTTGCCGACTCATCCAGAGCAATACTAATCATGCCCGTCTGAGTAAGGTACGTGCGACCAGAGTAGCTACCGTCCAGCTCCATACGCACAGCCGTGTTAGGTCCACCTGTAGGTGTAGTAATGGCAGTCACGTCAATACTGTACAGGTTGCCACGCTCAAGCGACGTAACAACAGTGCCACTACCGTCATTGAATGCGGGAGTGCTGATACTAGTAACGGGAGTCTCCTCAATCGTAATAACATCACCCGCGCCGGTCCAAAACAGTACAGCCGGAACAAACCGGGATGCGCTGATAACCGACCAGTGATGCAGGAAATAGTTATTGTGCAATGAAATGGGGTTCCATTGCGAGGTAGTCTCGATCTTACTATCAGCAATAACGAAAAAGTCCTCTGTAGTAAGTAGCATTTGTGCACCTGGAATATTCCAGTACTCAGAGGGAATAGCAATAATGCGCCCGGCAAACTGCGCTTTATCCATATTGAACGCGCCCGCCAACGCCTCAACATCCATAGATGCTTCGGCTTCGGGTGTAACAAACAATACAAGGTCCTCGCGGTTCGCAAATACCGGCATACCTGCGGCGTTATAGTTAGTGCTCAAGAATCCGAGAGTTGCCGCCATCTGCCGAACCTGCCGAAGCGCGTACTTAGCATCATCCGCAACCGTAGAAGTATTCGCACCGATATCCGGAACGTTAATTTTGAAAAATCCGCCATTCTTCTCATACTCTGAAAAGAGTGATGTAGTGAGAAGAAATTCATCCCAATAATCGCTAGTTGTCTGCGAGCTCATAAGGCTTACAACAAACTTAGCAAGACCGTTCTCAGCGGATGTAAACGCCCGCCTGAGAAGAGGTTCATTGATCGTAAGCGGGTAGTAGTTTTGTCGATTGATCGTATGGAAAGACGATTGTACGTCTGGACGGTGCTGTCCAAAAATTTCTCCCTCTAGCCCGTCGCGATCAGAGTTATAAACTCTCGCATCAATAAGGCCGACCTGCACTTCCTCAATGGTGCTACCAAATTCAAGTAGACCCATTTTAAAGGTTGCAAGCGGATTAGACCAAATCTTATTGCGAACAATAATAAGGCCGATCTGATTTACAAGCGCGTCCACAAACTCATTATATGCTGGCCGGTAGTCAAGCAAGCTGCGGAGGGTTTCAGAGACGCCCGCCTTAGTGGCGTCCGGGATTCTCCGCTGATAATCCGGTGAAGCATCCTTACGGATAGCCGCCAGAATATCGACATTGCTAGTCGTCTCCCTAAAAGGGAGGACCGTTACATTATTTGCCATTTCTTATTCTCCGAAAAAGTCGGCAATGTCGGGGGCGTCCCCGTCATCTGTTACTGTCGTCGTTTCGGCGGGTGCCGATCCGTTACTTACAAGCAAATCATAGTTTGCAGCCTTAGCTACGGTGACCTGATTAGTGAGGTCTGCGATTACGGCATCCTTAGCGACGCTTTCACTGATAAGGGCCGCAATTTTAGCGTTAAGGGTGTCGATATCCGGGCCGTTATCTGCCTCTGCATCCCCCGATTCTTCCCGCTCGTCTTCGCCATCTTCCTCCCCCTCTTCTTCTTCCTCTTCCTCTTCTTCGCACCCATCTTCTAGCGCATCTTCAAGGTTTTCGTCGTAATCCATTTTCACTCCATATCTAATGTGTAAATTACGAGAGGGTCACATACTAGGTATGTGACCCTCTCTCTTATCGGGGCATCCGACGAACAAACATTATCGGCGGCTTGCAACCCTAAGCTAGCACAATCCAGACCCAACTGGCGCATTATTGGCTAGTCCGGTTTGCCCGACCGGTACCCGCAATAAGCTACTTACCCTTACGGGTAGCCTCCGGCGTGTCGGATACCGCAGTGTCTGCATGTT